TTTGGTGTACCACAATCTCGTAAAAGATGTTTCTTCATAGGTGTAAGAGAAGATGTTGCTGAGAAAGTTGGTATAAACTTTATGACTATGTATCAATTGTATCCTGATAAGAATGATTTTAGAACTACACTTGGTGAAGCTATTAATGATGTAGTGAATGAAGATAAAGAAGAACTAGAATATTTGTTTGATAAGATTAGTCCTGAAAGAGCTGTTGGTAAAACACTAATGAAAATGCCAAAAGACCCTGACAAAGTATTGACTGGTATGGATTACCACGACAAAGGTCATCACTTTAATTTAAAAAGAAGTAGTTTAAGAAAACCTTGTCCAACAATTACTGCGATGGGTAATCTTGCTGGTGTTGCTGGTACTTGCCACCCAACAGAAGATAGAAAATTTACTATTAAAGAACTAAAAAGAATTATGTCATTACCTGAAGATTTTAAACTAACAGGTAAACACAATCAAAAATCAGAACGAATCGGTCGTATGGTACCTCCGTTAATGATGAAGGCACTTGCTGAAAGTGTTTACAATAAAGTATTAAAACCATATAAGGAGATAATGAATGACTAAATTTACATTTGCCACAGACAAAGAAGGATTTGATAATCACATTGATAAATCTGTTAGAGGGTACAGTCACTTATGGGGTGATATACTTACCCTATCAAAATATTTTGTAGAAGATTTTACACAAGTTGTTGACATTGGTTGTTCAACAGGTAAACTTTTAAAAGGTATGATAGAACAAAATGAACCTCATATACCACACGCACAATATACAGGTATAGAAATAGAAGAAGATTTTTATGGTGACTATACTTTTGATGAAGACAAATATCAACATTTAAATTATTACAAAGGTGATGTAAGAGATTTTAATTTTCAAAACTGTTCTTTAGTGACTTCTATATTTACTTTACAGTTTATGTCTCCCAAAGATAGACAAGAAATTATTAACAAAGTTTATGCTGGTTTAAATACTGGTGGTGCGTTTATCTTTTCAGAAAAAACTTTTAGTTGTAATCCAAGGATACAAGATATGATGACTTTTACTTTCTATGATTATAAGAGAAAGAACTTTACTGATAAAGAAATATTAGACAAAGAAGTACAGCTAAGGCATATGATGAAGTTAAATAGTAAAACAGAAATATATAATATGTTTAATAAGGCAGGTTTTGAAGTACATAACTTTTGGCAGAACTTTAATTTTATGGGCGCTATTGCGTTAAAGAAGTAAGGAATTAGGGTTGACAAATAGATATAAGTATGATATATTATACCACAAATAAGGAGATTGAATATGAGTAATTTTTTAAAAGACATAATTAAAGAAACCGGTAATGAGTATGCTGGTTTAGTAAGTGACGGTATTGATAGTGCTGATGTGACAAGTTTTATTGACACAGGCTCATATTCGTTTAACGCATTATTATCTGGTAGTATCTATAAGGGTATGCCAGGAAACAAGATCACAGCAATCGCTGGTGAAGCCGCAACAGGTAAAACATTTTTCGCATTAGGTATATGTAAAGCATTTTTAGATAAAGACCCAGATGCAGGTATTATCTACTTTGAATCAGAAAGTGCTATCTCAAAAGATATGATTGAGAGCAGAGGTATTGATTCTAAAAGAATGGTTATCGTACCAGTTGCCACTGTACAAGAATTTAGAAATCAATCAATTAAAATATTAGACAAATACATAGAACAACCAGAGAAGACTAGAAAGCCTTTGATGTTTGTTTTAGATAGTTTAGGTATGTTATCAACTACAAAAGAAATGGAAGATACTGCCGCAGGTAAAGAAACAAGAGATATGACTAGATCACAAATAGTCAAATCAACATTTAGAGTATTAACATTGAAACTTGGTAGAGCAAACTGCCCACTAATTATGACCAACCACACTTATGATGTCATAGGTTCAATGTTCCCTCAAAAAGAAATGGGCGGTGGAAGTGGTTTGAAATACGCTGCCTCATCAATCATCTATCTCAGCAAAAGAAAAGACAAAGAAGGTACTGAGGTCGTTGGAAACATTATACATTGTAAAAATTTTAAATCTAGGTTAACAAAAGAAAACGCACAAATAGATGTAAAACTTACTTATAAAAAAGGTTTAGACAAATATTATGGTCTTATAGAACTTGCTGAAGAAGCTGGTATCTTTAAGAAAGTATCTACAAGATATGAAATGCCAGATGGGTCTAAAGTCTTTGGTAAGAACATCAACGATAATCCAGAGAAGTATTTTACAAAGGAAGTGTTAGACAAGATAGATGGACAAGCAAAAAGAAAATTCAGCTACGGATCAGACGAAGAAGAAGATACAGAATAAAAGATATATCTTTGCTCAAAAAGAAGGTGATGACTTTAGTTGTATAAAGTTAGCAGAGGGTAAATATAAAGATATAATTTATAAGTATAACAATGTCAAGTTTTCTGAAACAGAAAATGCGAATGGTGAGATACCATTAAAGTTTACTTATGATATTTTTCTTAATCCTAATAAAGTAGAAGTAGAAGATACTGAATTTAGAAACTATATCGGTGATATACTTGTTGAATTGATAGAGGAACAAATGACTAATGGAAGTTTTAAAATAGATGAATAACGAAAGAATTGAAACAACAATATTATCAAATCTCTTTTATAATGAAGGATTTACTAGAAAGACTTTACCTTTCTTAAAACCATTATACTTTAACAAAAGAGATGAGAGATTGTTATTTGAAGAAATAGAAAAGTTTGTTTTACAATATAAAAATGTTCCTACAAAAGAATCAATCACCATTGAAATTAATAATAGAAAAGATATTAATGAAGAAGAATACCAAGGTGTTAAAACATTAATCAATTCACTAGCACATGAAGATACTGATTTACAATGGTTGTTAGATACAACAGAAAAGTTTTGTAAAGATAGAGCAGTACATAATGCTGTACTTGACGGTATTAAAATATTAGATGGTAAAGATAAAGAACGACAGTCTGAAGCAATACCAAGTATTCTTGCTGATGCTCTAGCAGTTTCATTTGATAATCATATTGGGCATGATTACATTGCTGACGCTCAAGAGAGATTTGATTGGTACCACACTAAAGAAAAGAAATACCCATTTGACTTATCATACTTTAATAGAATTACAAAAGGTGGTATACCAAGTAAGACATTAAACATTGCTCTTGCTGGTACAGGTGTAGGTAAATCTTTGTTTATGTGTCATTGTGCTTCAAGTTTTTTAACACAAGGTTTGAATGTTCTTTATATCACACTAGAAATGGCTGAAGAAAGAATTGCTGAAAGAATAGACGCTAACTTATTAGATGTTTCTATGGACGATTTACATGATATGCCAAAAGATTTATATGATAGTAAATTAAATAAGATTGAAGGCAAGACAAAAGGTAAATTAATTATTAAAGAATATCCTACAGCATCTGCTCACTCTGGTCACTTTAGAGCATTACTAAATGAATTATCATTAAAGAAATCATTTAAACCACAAGTAATCTTTATTGATTATCTAAACATATGTGGCTCTAGTAGATTTAAAGGTGGTAATATATCTTCATACTTCTACATCAAAGCAATCGCAGAAGAATTAAGAGGTTTGGCTGTTGAGTTTGATGTGCCAATCTTTAGTGCAACACAAACAACTAGAACTGGTTTTGTAAGTACAGATATTGGTTTAGAAGATACATCAGAATCATTTGGTCTACCAGCGACTGCTGACTTTATGTTTGCTCTTATGTCAAATGAAGAACTAGAACAACTAGGTCAAATGAAAGTAAAACAATTAAAGAATAGATATAATGACCCAGGTATTAATAGATCATTTATCATAGGTGTTGATAAAGCTAAGATGAGATTATATGATACAGAAAATTCAGCACAAAACATAGTTGGTAGTAATCAAACTAAAGAGAAAGAGAACTACCCATCACCAGAGGAGAGTTATGACAAGTTTAGTGACTTCAAATTATAATGGCTAAAAATCAAAAAGTTAAATTTCATAGAGGCGATAAAAGACCTGGTGACCAACAGAAAAAAGATTTACATTATCGTAAAAAGATGACAAAGAAAAACGGTGATATAATTTGGCAAGTGTTAGAGTATCCTAATAAGGTTGTTGTTGCTGAATATTTTTTTGAAGAAGATGCTCATAGATTAGTAAAATTTCAAAACAAAAACAAAGTATGGAATTTAGAAGGTGGTATTCCTAAGTTTTTACATATTACTTTGTAATGTCAAAACAAATTATAGTTGAAAGTAAAAACGGAACTTATAATATAGAGAAAAGTCGTCAAGCAACTAATGAATCAAATTTAATAGAAGATAGAGAAAAGTGGAAAACAATATCACAGTGCGAAGAAGATAGCACAGATAAGAATATAAAATCTGTTATTAAAGGTTTAAAAAATAGATTAGTTAAGAACTTACAATTCCATGGGTTAAAGAGTGAAGAAGATATAACTTTTAATCACATAAAATCATTAGCAAAAGATTACTTGGTTTGCCCAAAGTCAATTCAAATATCTTTATGTAGAGATAGTACACGACAAGGTGTAGATGAAATTGTACAATACGAAACATTAAAGCGTTATATTAATAGCGATAAAGAAATCATAAGTTTATCAAGTGGTTCTCTTACTTTAAGAAATGGTAAGATAGATACTGTCACATCTGGTATAGGTGAAGCAAGAAGCATTGATGTTAAAATTCAACCATACGATTATAGCTTTACAGCATATGGCTTTTTAAAATATTCAAAAGACTCTGGTTCAATTCAAACTCAACAGATGACAGAGGCAGTTATGTTTGCCGAACAAGCTAAATTATACTGTAATCAAAATAATGATACTAGTATATTTTTTATTCAATTAGACGGAATAGAAGGCGAAAGTCACATTGATAGACTAAAAGAAACTTGTTTATCTCACAAACACAGGATAATAGTTGGTAATACTGAACAAATCATTGACTATTTTAACCAAAAAACCACTTGACAATCAGTCATAAATAGTATATAATATAAATATTATCAATTGAATTATATGGGAAAAGTGTATTCGTTTATGGAATTAATGAGGATAGAGTGTTTAGTTTTAAAGGATTCATAACAAAAGAAAGAAATGTACATTTAGAACACCTAGAAGACGATATAATTAATCGTGGTTCTAAAGGTGGGGAAAATGCTATCAATTTTTTAAAGTCAGTTAGAAATATGCTTGCCGGTTCATCTGGCAAAAAAGTTAATATGACTGTCAAATGGGATGGCGCACCAGCTATCATCTGTGGTACTAACCCAGAAAACGGCAAATTCTTTGTCGGTACTAAATCAGTATTCAATAAAAATCCAAAAGTCAATTACACAACCGGCGACATAAGAAAAAATCACTCAGGTGCTTTGGCAGAGAAACTATCTATTGCTTTAAGAGAACTTGGTCGTTTAGGTATTAATGGTGTATTACAAGGTGACTTTTTATTCTCACAATCAGATTTAAAGAAAGTAAACATAGATGGCGAAGCTATGATCTCTTTCACACCAAATACAATCACATACGCTGTTCCAGCAAACTCATCAATTGGTAAAAGAATATCAAGTGCTAGAATGGGAATAGTATTTCACACAAAATATACAGGTAAAACTTTAGATAGTATGACAGCTGGATTTGGTACAGTTAGAGGTTCAGCTAAAAATGTATTTTTAGCAAGTGCTGGTTATAAAGATGTATCTGGTTCTGCGAAACTAACTAGAAGTGAACTATCAACATTTAACGCAAGATTAAGAATGGCAGAAGGCTCTTTACAAAAAGCTGGACCTATGTTAGATGAATTACAAAAATCAACAGCAGATGCTCTAGGTATTCCATTTAGACTTAAAACTTTCTTTAACTATTATATAAGAAACACACAAGGTCATATGGCTAAAGTAAGAGAACTAGCTGATATGTTTAGAGATTACTATATCAATACTTTACAAGCAGAGATAGACGCTAAGAAATCTGACAAAGGAAAACAAAAGTATAAAGATATACTTAAAACAAATTTAAAATTTATAGATAGAAATAGAAACCCATTAATAATGGCAATCGCTTCTCATGTCACATTACAAAATGCTAAGAACTTCTTAATCAATAAAATGAGTGAGATACAAAATATTGGACATTTTTTAAAAACTTCTACTGGTTATAGAGTGACAGCGCCAGAAGGATTTGTAGCTGTTGATAGAGTTGCTGGAGCAGTTAAGTTAGTAGATAGAATGGAATTTAGTAGAGCTAACTTTACAATGCCGAAAGGTTGGAACTAATGAATATAGTTTTAATAGGTGGTCCAGGCTCAGGTAAGTCAACTTATTCTGAATTTATAAAAAAAGAGTTTGATATAGAACATATCTATCCAGGAGATTTATTAAGAAAAGAAAAAGAAAAAGGTGGCGAGATAGCAAAACGATTATCTAATTTAGGTAAAGGTGGTTTCGCTCCTAATGATATAGTTTTAAAACTTGTATTTGACGCTGTAGAAAAAGCAGAGAATGGATTTGTATTTGATGGCTTTCCTAGATACATGCAACAAGTTAGAGATTTAGAAAAGAAGAATATTAAAATAGACAAAGTGGTTTATCTAAATGTAAGTGAACAAGAAGTAATAAAAAGACTTACAGCAAGAGGTAGAGCAGATGATAAACCAGAGGTTATTAAAAATAGAATTGATTTATATAAGAAAGAAACAGGACCAGTAATAGAATATTACAGAAAGAAACCTGGTTTCATAGAAGTAAAAGCAGAAGGTGGTGAGCCAAAAGCTATTGCTAGTAAAATTATTAAACAACTAAAGGTTAAGTCATTGAGAGAATTTAGAGAGTATTTAAATGAAGGTGTTTATGACCCTGGTATATTCAAAGCATTCTTTTTAGCAGGTGGTCCAGGTTCAGGTAAGTCGTTTGTGACACAAGCAGCATTTTCTGGCACTGGTTTAAAAGTTGTTAATTCAGATAACGCATTTGAAAGTGGATTAAAGAAAGCTAATCTATCAATTAAAATGCCAGATGAAGAAGAATACTTTAGAAATATAATTAGACAAAGAGCTAAGACAACCGCCGGTAATCAATTAGATAAATATATGGAAGGGCGTTTAGGTTTAGTTATAGACGCTACCGGAAGAGATTTATCACTTGTTCAAAGACAAGTAGGTATGTTAAAACTTATTGGTTATGATTGTCATATGATTTTTGTTAATACTAGCTTAGAGATTGCGATAGAAAGAAATGCAAATAGACCTAGAACAATACCTGAATACTTGGTTAAAAAGAATTGGGATGCTGTTCAAGCAAACATTGGAGCTTATCAAAGAGTTTTTAGTCCAGGTAAAATGTTAGTTGTTGATAATAATAGAAGTGAAAAAGAATTAGTGACTATGGTAATAAGTCAAGCTTCTAAATTTATTAGAAGTAAATTAAGAACTAAACCACAAAATGGCGTTGCCATGAACTGGATAAAGAAAGAATTAGAGTTAAAGAAAAGATGAATTTTAAAGATTTTATAAAAAACGAAAGTATCATAGATATACCTAGACAAGCATATGCGCCAGCTGTGTTTGATAGTGCTGATACTAAAAATCCTAAAATTAAAGAGAGTGTTCTAAAACAAATTAATGATCAGATTAAACAGTTTAAAGAATATCCAGTATTAAAGATTGCGTTAATTGGTTCTATACTTACCAAGAGATATAGAAATGATGCTGATTTAGATATTAATATCTTATTTGATGTACCAAAAGAAAAACAAGAACAAGAAAGAGTTGACCTTTCACAAAAATATTTGTCAGCAAAGAACCCAAAAAATATTCAAGGTAAATTAATACCTGGTTCTAAACACCCAATTAATTTTTATTTCATTACAGATAAAGAAACTTATGACGATCAGAATAAGAAAGCTGATGCTGTGTT